GTCAACCTGCCATACAAAGAGCCAAGCCAAACGCTGTTGGCGTTGATGAACCAGATTGTTGATGACGCACGCAGATTTGCGGCGGTGGCTGATATGAAGGTCGCTGACATGAGCGCGAACGCGCCCGTGGGTACAACGCTGGCTATCCTTGAGCGCATGTTAAAGGTGATGTCTGCTGTACAGGCTCGACTGCACTACAGCTTGAAACAAGAATTGAAACTCTTGGCTGGCATCATCCGCGACTACACAGACCCAGACTATTCATACGATGCTGATAGTCCACGCGGCGCACAAGCTAAAGAGGCGGACTACAACCAAGTTGAAGTAATACCTGTCAGTGACCCCAACGCGGCAACCATGAGTCAACGTGTTGTGCAGTACCAAGCCGTCATGCAGATGGCGCAACAGGCACCGCAGATTTATGACTTGCCACAGTTGCATCGCCAGATGTTAAATGTGTTGGGTATCAAGCATGCTGAGAAACTCGTGCCGTTGGAAGATGACATGAAGCCAATTGACCCAGTCACAGAAAACATGAACATCATCAAGGGCAAACCAGTCAAAGCGTTTATCGCTCAAGACCACAAAGCCCACATCGCCGTCCACATGGCTGCGATGCAAGACCCCAAGATTGCACAAGTGTTGGGTCAGAACCCGCAGGCTCAAATGTTGCTGGCTGCGGCACATGCACATATTGCAGAACACCTTGGGTTCGAGTACCGCGCACAAGTCGAAGCACAGTTGGGGGTACCACTGCCTGCACCAGACCAGCCGATGGACCCGAAAGTGGAAGCGCAACTCGCACCGTTGGTGGCACAAGCCGCACAACAGTTGCTACAAAACAATCAGAAAGAGGTTGCACAACAACAGGCTCAACAACAAGCACAAGACCCAGCCGTCCAAATCGAGCAAGCCAAGTTGCAGTTGGAAGGCAAGAAGGTCGAGATTTCCGAGAAGAAACTACAGATGGATGCGGCTGCGAAAGCAGATCAACTCGACATCGAGCGCGAACGCATCGCTGCCCAAGAACGAATCGCTGGCATGCAGACTGGCGCAAAAGCGGAGAGTGACAAGCTGAACCTCTCTGCTAAACAACAAGCCGAAGGCTTGCGTATCGGTGCTGAAGTGGCTAGAAACCGAGCACAGATGGAACCACAATCCGCCCAACAAAAGGCGCAACAACCGAAGGAACCTGATTGATAAAAGAACTTGAAATATTGCGAAAGAAATTTCGTGAACGCATGAACGAAGTAGCCGACAACGTGGCTACGGGTAAGTGCGCTGATTTTGGTGAATACCAAAAGCTTTGCGGGGTGATCGAGGGACTGGCCTACGCAGAGAGGGATTTAATCGACCTCGCGGAAACGATGGAGAGAAACGATGAGTGAACTCACGCTAGAACCCGGCATTTATGCCATACCAGAAGTACCTGTACTTACAGAAAAAGAAGTCGAATCAATACCGATAGAAGACAGGGCAAGACAGCTACCTACCCCCAAAGGATGGATGCTATTAGCCGCAGTAATTGATGTACCTGAGACATTTGAAGGCTCAAACATCATTCGCGCTGAAGCCACCCGTAGAGCAGACGAGATGACCTCGCCTGTCTTATATGTGATGGAACTTGGCCCCGAATGCTACAAAGATGAAACTAAATTCCCTAGTGGACCCCGCTGTCAAGCAGGTGATTTCGTTTTGACGCGCCCGTACGCGGGAACACGCGTAAAGATTCACGGCAAAGAGTTTCGCTTGCTCAACGATGACCAAGTAGAAGCGACCGTGCAAGACCCCCGTGGCATAAGCCGCGCTTAAGGAGATAGATATGTCAAGATTTAAAGGTGATACGTTTAAATTCCCTGATGAAATACAGGTCAACGCTAAAAGCAATGACGATGTAAAGGTTGAGTTTGAAATTGAGGGTCAAGAACCCGAAAAAGTAACACAAAAGGTTGAAAAGCAAGAACCTGAGATTGAAATTATTGATAATGTCTTGCCCACAGAAACGCAATACGACACTACAAACAGGCATGTAGAAGACCCTACAGAAGAAGAATTGGACTCGTATTCGTCAAATGTACGCAAGCGTATCGAAAAATTGACTTATGCACGCCGTGATGAAGAACGTGCAAAACAAGCGGCACTACAAGATAAGCAAGAACTTGAAAAGTTAGCCCAGTCGTTTGTTGAAGAAAACCGCCGTTTACAAGAGTACGTGCAAAACGGTGAGAAGGCGTACATAGAAAAAGTTCAGACGCTGGCAAAGATAGAACTCGACACTGCCAAGGCCAAACTTCAGCAGGCGTACGATGCAGGGGATTCTGCGGCTCTTGCTTCTGCACAGGAAGAAATGATGTTTGCGGGTATGAAAATACAACAAACACAGAATTTCAAGCCTACCCCTTTACAACAGCAGAATGATGTTGTACAGTCCGCTCAAACAGCCTCCGCACCTGCGGCACCCAAGCTGGACCCGAAGACATCCGAATGGATAGAACGGAATCCTTGGTTCGGTGACGATAAGGAAAAAGCCATGTCAGCTTATGCGATGGGTCTGCACCAAGAATTAGTAGACAAATACGGGCAAGATTTTGCCCGCACCGACGAGTACTTTACTCAAATCGACGGTAACATTCGTCGCACATTCCCCAACAAATTTAAGTCTACTTTAGACGAAGAATCTACTGTTCGGGACACACCAAAAAACAAACCCGCAACTGTTGTTGCGCCTGCAAATCGTGCGACGTCTGCGAAAAAAATTCGTTTGACTGAATCGCAAGTAGCACTCGCCAAACGACTAAGAGTTCCCTTAGACGTTTACGCAAAACATGTAGCAGCAATGGAGAATCAATAATGGCTGAAATTGACCGCACCGCACGTACTAAAACAACCCGTGACGCTATCAAACGCGTTGGGTGGCGCCCTGCCTCAGTTTTACCAGACCCAGACCCACGTCCGGGAATTGGTCACCGTTGGATTGCAACATCTATTTTGGGTGAATCTATGCATACCAACGTGTCTAAAAAACGACGCGAAGGTTGGGAAGCTGTCAAAGCCGAGGACTATCCAGAACTAGAAATTCCGGGTAATGCCAGCGGCAATGTGGAAGTTGGAGGCTTGATGTTATGCGCGTGTCCACTTGAAATTGTGCAAGAACGCAATGCTTATTTTGCGCTACAAGCACAGGCTCAAACTGATTCTGTAGATTCGAAATTTATGGGTGTTAGTGACCCCCGTATGCCGACGTTTACAGAGAAAAAATCAAGCGTGTCTCGCGGCACAGCTTTTGGTTCTGGTTCTTAACTTTTAAAGGAGTCTTAAATGGCTTACCCTACCGTAGATAAACCGTACGGGCTGAAACCAGTCAATTTGATTGGCGGTCAGGTCTTTGCGGGCGCAACCCGTCAAATGGAAATTGCAAGTGGTTATGCCACGAACATTTTTTATGGCGACTTAGTAAAACGTATTTCTGATGGAACTATTGAGAAAGATACTGGCACTACAACCGCCACTCCTGTTGGTGTGTTCTTAGGCGTTAGTTTTACTAATAGTTCAACAGGTCAAATTCAACAACAACAGTTCTATCCAGCGAGTCAGTCTATCAAGTCTGGCACAAAGATATTCGCCGTTGTTGCAGATGACCCTGACACGCTGTTTCAAGTAGTTTCTTGTTCTGCAACCACAACCGTGGCTGGAATGGGCATTTCTGCTATTGGTAATAACATTGCTTTGATTCAAAACGCTGGTTCTACCACCACTGGTAATTCCGCTGTAGCGATTGATGAAGGCACTCAAACTACTACTAATACTCTACCTATTCGAATTATCGATGTGGTTAGAGACACAGCAACAGGCGCTGATACATTTGTTGAATTTATCGTCAAGATAAACGCGACTATGCACCAGTACAACAATTCAACTGGCGTATAAGGAGCATAAATCATGGCTATTTCACGCGCACAACTACTTAAAGAGTTGCTTCCCGGTCTAAACGCTTTGTTTGGTATGGAGTACGCAACGTACGGTGAGCAACACAAAGAAATCTTCGAGACTGAAGCTTCCGAGCGTTCTTTTGAAGAAGAGACTAAGTTGTCTGGCTTCTCTGCCTCACCAGTCAAAAACGAAGGTTCTGCCATCGCTTATGACAATGCCCAAGAAGCATGGACAGCCCGCTACAACCACGAGACTATCGCTCAAGGCTTCTCCATCACTGAAGAAGCAATGGAAGATAACTTGTACGACAGTTTGTCTAACCGTTACACCAAGGCATTAGCCCGTGCTATGGCTTACACAAAACAGGTTAAGGCTGCGTCTATTTTAAACAACGGCTTCTCTGCTAGCTATGCTGGTGGCGACGGTGTTGCTTTATTTAGCACATCACACCCCTTGGTTTCTGGTGGTGTTAACTCCAACACCTCATCTACCAACGCCGATTTAAACGAGACTTCTCTTGAAGCCGCCGTTATTCAAATCGCTGGTTGGACGGACGAGCGTGGACTGTTGATTGCCGCTAAACCGCGTAAATTAGTTGTGCCCCCACAGTTGCAATTCGTTGCTACTCGTTTGTTAGATACTAACCTTCGTGTTGGTACCGCTGACAACGACATCAACGCAATCAAGAACAACGGTTCAATCCCAGAGGGTTACACAGTTAATAACTATCTGACTGATACCAATGCTTGGTTCTTGTGTACTGACGTGCCTAATGGTTTAAAACACTTTGAACGTGTGCCTTTAGCTACTTCAATGGACGGCGACTTTGATACTGGCAACGTCCGCTACAAAGCCCGTGAGCGTTACAGCTTCGGCTTTTCTGACCCATTAGGCGTCTTTGGCTCCTCTGGTTC